GTTGTTCGCAAGACACAATTTCATTGAGGTGAAATGAACCCGGTTTGAGTGCAAAGAAAATTTTGTCTCCCATTATAAGAGCTCTACTCAAGGGGTAAAAACAAATCAGTTAGGGTAAATAAAAAATGTAAAAAAGTGAAAAAACTATTGACTTTTTAAAAAACATTGTGTATATTAAGTGTATAGGGTAAATACCTTTGTAATGGGAGACAAAATCGATGGGTCACTTGTACAAGCACCCATTTCGAGGTCACAAAAAAGGAGGTCTTTGTGGCAAATTATAACCAAGACTTTTTTATGCCAAATACAGCATTTAGGCAAATGGGTCACTTAACCACGGGAGAGATCGATCAGATTTCAGCCAAGTATCCATTCGCAAATAAAACTGAAGAAGGCATTCCAGTATTTGGCATGGTAAGAGCACTAAATGAAGAGCGTAAGAGATTAAGTTCATTGACGGGTGCAAAAATAAACACCGAAGATGAACAAGTGAAGATTGATTATTCAATCAAGTATGAACAGGTTATGGCAAAGCGTATCAGTAATCAAGCCAAACTTGGAAAGTTAATTTTAAAGGAAGAGGCAGAGGAGAGAATTCAAAGCACTTTCAAAGCTGTCACTTTTATGTTAAAGAATGCTATTAAAAATATAGCACCAAACCTTGTTCCTGCAACGGATACCAGAGACATCGAGTCAATAATGACTAAAGGTTGGAACAATGCCGTTGATGAACTTAAAAAGGGGTCGACGATAATCCCTTGGGACAATGATGGGTCAGCTACACTCCTGCGTACTCGCTTGGAAGCAATAGAGAAAGCTGGTTCTGATTTTGACGACTTGGAGCCTTATGGAGTATAAGTTAGATCCTAAAGAAATTGAGTTGCTTTATCTGCCAGAGCGAGTACATGCAGAACAAGTAGCTAAAAAGATCAGAATACCTTCAAGGTCAAATATCCTTGATCGTATTGATCTTGAATTAACACCTTATTTAAAAGATCCAATTTCATTGATAGGTAAGAATCAAGTGGAATGGATTATTATTATAGCACCAACACAGAGTGGTAAAACTGTCTTTTTACAAGTCGCTGTGGCTGATGCAATAGACCAAGACCCGGGTACAATGATGTATATCTTACCTGATGAAAACTCTGTCAAGAGACAATTCAAAGAGAAAATCTTAGATATGATTAGACTGACAGAATGTCTTCACAACCATGTCACTGGACCTCGGTCACTTGGTCTTAATAAAGTTGAATTAGATAACATGAGTATCTATCCCAGTTGGAGTGGGTCACTTGCATCCCTGTCAAGTACACCTGTAAAGCGTGTGATACTTGATGAAGTTAGATTGATGAAACTTCAAATTGGTGAAGAGTCTAATGCCATAAAGTTAGCAGAAGACAGGCTAACAACTTTTAAGTCAATGGGTCTTGCCCAAGGATACATGGTCTCGACACCATCTATTGAAGGTGACTTGTTGCATCAACAATTAGATGTTTATGGGACTAAAGTATTTCACTGGGTTCACCAATGTCCGGGGTGTGGGTCAGTTACGAGACTAAATTTCTTTAAGAATGTGAAGAAAAATGAAGATGGTTTAGTATCATGTCAATGTCTACAATGTGGATACAAATTTAAGGATAGTGATAAGAAGATGGAGATGAATAACCATGCGTTCTATCAAACAAAAGATGGCGAAGTATTTGATATAAATGAGCCTCCAAAGAGAATTGTATTTTGGTTTGATTCTCTATCTTCTCCTTTCCGTTCATTTGAATCTATATTCACTTACTTTTTGGAGACAAAAGATAAGATACAAGATTATAAGAATTTTATTCAAGCGTGGTTGGCTAAATTTTGGGTTCAAGATGAATCAAAAACAACTCTTCATGACCTTGAAAAGAATGTTGTGACAGATCGTATTGGTTTAATACCAGAATGGACTCGGTTAGTCACTGCAGGAGTTGATACACAGGACAATGGATTTTATGTATCTGTGAGTGCCTTTGGTGCTGATAACCTGCATAGAGTCATTGATGCATACTTTTTAGATTGCAATATGAATGTGGCTAATAGTGAAGATATTGAGCATATCTTTAAGAAGAATATTGAAGACAGAGTCTTCTCTGACATTAAAAAGAGACAATGGAAAATTGGTCTTTGGTCTATTGATACTGGCGGTCATAGAACTAAACAAATTTATGCCGCTTGTGCAAGACTTGAGAGGGTTATACTCGTCAAGGGTGCTCATAACACTCAGAGAACCACGATACAATATTCTTCTGATATAAATCTTTACATGGTTAGAACAGGTGAGTACCTTGAAGAAACGGAAGATAAGAGTACATCTTACAATGGGTCATTTGAGGTCGCGAAGGGTTTTAGCCCAGACTTTTTTCAACAGTTTATCAACTCCCGAAAGGTGAGACATAAGAATAAAAAGACTGGTGAAGAGACTATTGTATGGGTTAAAAAAGGACAGAATGATTATCGTATGGCAGTTGTTCACGCCTTTATATGCTTGGATATACCTACTTCGTATGGTACATTCAGATTTGAGTTAAATAAAAAAGATTTTTCATATAATCCAATATCTAAGAGTGTTGAAGAGTCAGTCATTGATATTGAAGTCCTTGATGAAGACTTTGATGATGTCTTTGATGATGTTCTTGGTGGGTCAGATACACAAGGGAATTATGATATTGGTTCTTTCAAAGAAGGGTGGTGATTATGGCATATTACTGGCAAACACAACTTGAGAGATTTAAAAAAGCATATTCAGAAAACAGACCAGAGAGTTGGTTCATATCTGCTATTGAAAACAGTAGAGAGATGAAGACAACATATCAATCTCTCAAAAGAGTTTCTGATTTTATTGAATGGCTTGAGTACAAAGCGATGATTGAGGCTGAGGGTCATGAATCTTCTGGTGGTGTTTTCTTGTCAATAGGGGGTTCTGCATGAGTGAGTATGCTCCAGTTAATGCTTCTCCTTATTCTGGGTTTGATCTTACTTCAGTAGAGAAAACTGCTGATTATGAATTAAGTGAGAACATGACATTTGAGAAGTTAAGAGTTATATCCCGTAAGTTTATAAAGAACAACTTTATAGCCGCAGGAGCACAACAGGCTTATTTAACTTCTATTGTTGGTGGGTCAATTACGATCGATATTGATTCCAAATCTGACGCATTAAGAGTCGATGCTGAGAAGATTTGGGATGAAGTGAAGTCTTACTTTGATGTTTCCGATTTTAGTGAGATGCTTATAAGTGAAATGTTTGCGGCTGGTGATTGTTTAGTGAATATCTATTTAGATAAGAATGCTAAAACAAAATTAAAGACTCGTGTTGAAGTAATTGAAGCTTCAAGGGTACAAACACCACCTAAACATTCAAAGAGTCCTTTTGTTAAACTCGGTGTTCAATACACTAAAGATTTAAAAAAGGTTGTTGGTTATTGGGTTCTTCAACCTAAGAAGGATACAAAATCAACTGGTATTTATCATAAGTATGGTGACAAAGATTATAAGTTTTACTCTCGAGTTAGGCAGAGTGGGTCAGTTACGAGAGTGGTGACTGAATTAGTCAAAGCACCTTTAAATTTAAGACCGGGACAATCAAGACAGTATCCAATATTGACACCAATTATGGAATTGATGAATTATAAAAATCAATACTTAGAAGCTGTGTTAATTGGTGCAAGGGTGGCTGCTTGTTTTAGTGGTTTTGTTACAACTAACAACCCAGCTATGGCAAGAAAAGCATTGAGTGATGATGATCCTAATGTAAGAACAAAAGGAGGTAAATTAACAAAGTTACAACCGGGCACACTTAGTTATTTAAGACCTAATGAGACTATCACTTTCGCTTCACCTAATAAACCAGCAGATAATTTTGATACTTTTTTATTACGACTTGCAAAGTATATGTCAATGTATTTAAGAATGCCGTATGAGATTTTCTTCCTTGATCTATCATCTGTTAATTACTCTTCATGGAGGGGTGGGTCACTTGAGGTCATGAGGAATATTGCAAGATGGAGACGAGTCATAACTCGTGTATTAAATATTATCATTGATACTTATTTCATGGAAGCGAAGTACAGAAAATTATTGAGAGGTTCAGAGAAATCAGTGAGAGCGAAGATTAGATTCCCTCATTATAAATCTCTCGATGAAGAGAAAACGGCGAGAGCGAATAAAGTATCTCTTACGAATGGAACAACCAGTGTTGTAAGAATTTGTGATGAAAATGGTGTTGATTTTAGTGAGCTTCAAGAGGAACTCGATAATGAAATGCGTCTTCGTATTGATAGAGAAGCACGAGAATTAAAACTTAAAAAAGAATACTCAGAGAAGTTTGGAATCGTCTTTCCAGAAGATCAAATACAAGACAGAGATACATCTAATCAGAGAAGAGAAGGTGAGAGTGAGGATTCTAACCTTGATGAAGAGGATAAAAAAGAAAGGAGAAAAGAAGATGGTAATTGGTAACAATTTTTTATTCCATCATTTTGTGAATGAACCTTGGGCATTGAAGAAAGATGTACTTGAATTAATGAAATCAACTCTATTTCAAAAAATGAGTGGTGAAATGCTGAGAGTGAATGATTCAACTCAAGGAGAATCAAACTTTGTTGAAAGGTATGGTGGTATTGCAGTATTAAATATTGAGGGCGTTTTAGTTCCAAAAGCGAGTTATCTTAATACACTCTGTGGACTCACTCCAACAAGAACTCTTCACAGTATTTTCAACGCACTTGTAAGTAACCCATCAATCACAAGAATAGTGTTGAACATTGATAGTCCGGGTGGAGCCTCTTCTGGTATCAAAGAATTTTCAGAAGATATATTCAATGCCAGAGATAAAAAAGAGATCGTTGCTTATGTTGACAATATGGCTTGTTCTGCAGGTTATTGGTTAGCAAGTTCTTGTGAGCAAATTGTTTGCACAAAGACATCTTCAATAGGTTCAATCGGTACATACATAATGGTACAAAAGGAGTTAAAAGATAAAGCGACATCTGAAACATTTATTTTTTTTGAAGGTAAGAAGAAACTTTATGGTTCTTCTGAGATGGAAATCACTGATGATGAAATTAGTTATTTCACTGAGAGAGTGAGAAATGTTAATTCTGGCTTCTTAGAAGCTGTGGCGAGAAATAGAAATGTGTCAGTTGAGGAAGTATCTAAATTGGAAGCAGAGCATTTTTATGCTGAGAATGCTCCAAGTTGGATGTATTCTGAAATTGGTAATGTACAACTTGTAATGTCCTAAGGAGGTTTTACTATGGGACTACTGTTTAACAAAAATACTTCAAGTGAAGTGAACAACCTTGATAACCTAAAAAGTTTCAATGAGGATTTATATAATTCTCTTGTGACTGAAGCACAGAGTGGGTTACTTACGCAAGTGGATGAACTCAAGAGTGAACTTGCAAAGAGAGACGAACAGGCAAAGATAAGAGCATACGGAGCAAAACTTGGTCTTGGAGATGTCGCTGAAGAATGTATATCAAATGGTCTTGATTACACTCAATCAATCGAGAAACTTATTGACAGTTCATCTGAAAAAAATGATGAAAATCTTCAATCCTTTGAGAAGTCTTCTTCAGATGAAATAGGTGACAGTGCCGGTGAAGATGAAGATAATGATTCACCAAATACTTTCGCATCAGCGATATCTCTCGTTTCAGAGAGAGATGGGATTACAAAAAGGGAAGCTTCAAAAGTTGCTAAGGTGGAGTTTCCAGAACTTTTCAAAAAAATCTATAATTAAGAAGGAGGGGTCATTATGATCCAGAGAGACAATCTTACTTTTAAGTGTGCTACGGATTTAAAACCGTATCGTTTTGTTTCAATCACAGCCGCAACTGACACTGTGGCTTACACAGCGGTGGCTGTCCAACCTGATGCTGTGACTATTGCAGAAGGTGAAAATGGAGTTGTAGCTGTTCAACTCTTATCTGATACTTCAAGGTCATTCTTCATTGAAGTAAGGGGGACCGTTGCTATTGGTGATGGTCTGGAAGTTGGATTAGATGGTACTGCAGTTGTTAATGATGAAGGAGAAATTGCTTGTGTCGCTAAGTCAGCAGGTGTTGATGGGTCACTTGTAACTGGGTATAATATATAACTAAAAGAAAGGAAGGTATATAATGCCAATTAATAGTGGATATACCGTGAGAGATGATCTCAAAGAAATTATTGTTGAAAGCCCTATGGAGGAGATCAAGTTTATTGCTGATACCATTCTTCCTCCAATATCCGTAAAAAATGTATCTGGTCAAATACCTATTCTTTCCTCTGGTGCAGGTATGAAGAACCTCGATACTAAAAAGGCAAGGAGAGGAACATTCAAACGGTCTGACTATGTTTATGGTGGAGACAGTTATAATTCATTCCATTATGGTTATGAAGAACCCGTCGATGAAGTTGAAGCACTTGAACTTGAAGACATTTTTGATGAAGAAATTGTTGCCGCAGAAGTTGCAAAAAATCAGATGGAACTTGCAAGAGAAATTCGTGTTGCAAATACTCTTTTCTCAACCAGTACATTTGACTCTGCTTCAGCAGATCAGCAGACAGCCGGTCTTGCTTGGGATGATGTGGACTGTGATATTTGGACAAATGTTGATGACGCATACGAAAAAGTGAGATCGAAATGTGGTCGCACCAAGTCTCAATTATCCCTTATTGTTCCAGAATATGATTTCAGACAGGGGATGAGATCAACAAAAGTCCGTGAAGATGTAAAATATACAAGTGATATTACATCTAAACCCATGGCAGTTAAGGCACAGTTTCTTGCTGATTTTCTTGGGATAAAAGAGATTATCCTTGCTGATGCTGTTGTTGATGGTCAGCCAGAAGGAATTAAAGATGCTGTTTTCACAGGTGTATGGGATGTAACTCAGGCACTTCTCGCTTATTTTGCACCTCCATCTAATTCTTGGAGAGCACCGGGAGTTGGAAGACAACCAGTGTGGGCAAAGTTCGCAAAGGATTTTAAAGTGGAGTCCTATGATGAAAAGAACACAGCTTCAAGAATTGTGAGAGTTCGTGAACATAGAGGTATCAAAGTATTCAAGAAGTTTGGATGTTTGATTACTGGTGTTGATGATTAATTTGGCGTGACCTCCTATCCGCCGAAGTAGTTATGGGTCTTTATGACCCATAGCTACACTTAGTGGGTCACTTACGCAGGAGTTGCTTATGGTTGATATAACTTTAGAGACAAAGGGTGTTTTAAAATCATTAAAACAGGTAAGAAAAGAGAGTAGGGTTGGATTTCAAGAGTCTATTGGGTATTCATTAACTCGTGCAAGGTTGAGAGCTTCAGAATATATTATTAAGAATACTACTGGGACATTTAACCCATCTCAAGCATATAAAAAACAACCTTCAACACCGGGGAGACTCACAAGCAGAACTGGAAAATTAGCTTATATGTTAAAACAAGGTGCAAGTGTAAGTAACCCACTCAAGTCATGGAAGAATGTTGGTAATATTTTATTGAAAGAAGACACTGTTGGTCTAAAAGGTTTAGTGAGAGCACAGAGAGATGTCACAGGCTCAGAAAGTTATATAGGATCATACAGAATATTTATTAGAGGTAATGGTGTTACTGAGAGATCGGGTCACATACCGGGTAAGGGTTATATGCCCAAAGCAACAAAACAACAACTGCGTTTGAGATTTATGTGGGAACTTGGTATCCGGGGTGAGAAGAGAGCTTTCTTTGCTCCAACTTTAAGAGAGTCTGAATTTGATTTAAAGAGATTAGCAGAGATGCGACAGAATAGAATTTTAAAGGCGGTATTATAATGAATGAAGAACCTATAGCCCAGTTGATAGATAAGATTTGTGATAGGATCATTGAGAGGAGTACTTTTATAAAAGATCCTCAAAATGTCATAATCGGTGAATCTTATGACCTTTTAACTATGAATGAGGAACGATTTCCTCGAATTGAAGTTTTAATTAAAAAAGAGAAGGGTGATGGATATGCTGATCAGCGTATTATGTCAGAAGAATTTAGAATTCAAATAGGTTGTCATTTATTAAGACAACGAGATGAGTATACACGACAAGATATGCTTGAAAATATAAGATTTGGTACTGAGATAAAAAATATTGTTTATGGTATGCACTTTGACAGATTACATGGTCTTAAAGTATGTGACGGGTTTCAGCAGATGTCGGGGTTTCCCGAAATATTTTATGAATCTGAAAACATCCGGATCC